ATTATTTTGTATTTCATATTATAGAAATTTATATTTTATTATACTTTTTATTAACTTCGTCCCATAATTCCGCTAACTCAGACCATTTTGTTGCTGTAAAATCTATTTCAGGTAATACACATCTGTTATAATCAAATGGTTGAGTAAGTGTTATGTTCATTGTCCAGCCAGCTAAAACACTCTCAAATCTCTCCAAGAATGGTTCAACACTAGCACCCCACTCAGTCTCATACTCTGATAAATATAAAACTGTGTACACATCTTTGATAATTTCTAGGGTATCACTCAATACATCTCTTTGGTTTGAATAGTCATCCTCTAGCTTATCTGCTACAATTATGGTAAAATTTAATGTTAATTGATTTTCATCTAGAATTGTATCAGCTGGTAAAACATATAACCTAGTATATTCTGGTTCTTGTTTGGTCTGTACATCCATTGTTAGTTGTGTCAAATCGCCATATCCGAAGCTATTAACTTGTTCGTGAGTATTGGCAATATCCTCCAAGTCTTCTATAATTTGCTTATAGTTAACCACATTTACTGATGTTGGTAAAGATAATCCACTGAATGGTAATACACAGTTATTGTAATCAAATGGCTGGTTGATGGTTACATTTAATGTCCATCCACCTAGGATTGTTTCATATCTTTCTAGGAAAGGTGTTACATTTGGTCCCCATTCTGGTTCATAATACAACGTAAAATCCCCATACTGTGAGGTATATGATTGGTATAATATTGTGAATATATCTTTGGCTATCTCCAACGTATCGCTCATTACGTCACGTTGATTTGAATAGTCATCTTCAATTTTATCTAATATGATGATTGATAACTGATATGATAATACGTTCTGATTAAGGGTTACAGTACCAGGAACCACGTACATTTTTGTATATCTTGGCTCTTGTTTGGTTTCAATGTCCTGAGTAATTTGTGTAATATCACCTATCCCAAATGAATTAATTTGAGGGTGATAGAACGCAATTCCCTTTAAATCTTGTAATATCTGCTTATAATTAGTCATCTAATATTAAATATAAATTTATTTGATTTGTTATTTGAAAGTTTTCTTCTGTAACTCAGCTTGTAGCTGGTCGTGTTGAATGATATAAGTTAATTGATTAAACACCTCTATCATCTTTTTTTCAAGGACATATTGGTGCTTCGTAATATCGTTTGAAGTAATTCTGTTGAGGACCACATACCATCCGAAGACTTTTTGAAAATTAGATGCCATAGAAGTTTCCGGATCTTCCAGATAATTTTTATCTTGGTCCATATCGAAAGCTTCTTGATCGAAGATAGCTGGGTATAATCCAAATATCTGTTTGCGAACTTGATAAAAAAAAACTGAGCAGCAATTACATATTTGACATCTAAGTGCTTTTTGAATAGTTCAGCTCTTTCATTTAAACTATCAACGCTGTATTTTTCTATTTTAAAATCGTGTTCTGACTTTTCTTCTATAATTGGTCTGTACATTACTGCAGCCAATATGTGCATTAGATCCAATAATTCTTCTGGTTTCTTGGTGGATATTGTATCCATATCAATAAACTCAGCAAAGGTTAGTTCTTTCCACGTAGGAAAAAATCCATAATGAACACCATTTAATTCAAATCTATCTTTAAATGGAATGTCTTTAGCTATCGGTACCAATGACATAATATAATTAGCAATATAGCTAACTTCTTGATAATCAACCTGTAATAGATCTTCTATTGGAGCGTCTGTAACAATATTAATTAGCTTAGCTGCAAAGTAATCGTCACTGAACAGGTCTTTTACTTTATAGATCTTAGCATAATTTTCTATGTTAATAAATTCAGGAATTATATATTCCTTGTCATCAATTTTAAATTTAAGCATATTAAACGTAAGCCATCGCGTATCTACCTGTGGCTTTCAGGTTCTTTATTTCATAATACATTCGCATCATTAGAGCATCAGATAAGTCTGGTGACTTACCTAGTATCTTTTTCATCTCTTCTTTTGAAGCTACTTGTACCTTATTATCTCTATCAACATCCTTTAATTTAACTGCCAATAATTCTTGAGTCAAGTCATCAATTAAAGATGTATCTAATAAATTGATTGATATTTTACCTTCCTTGAATAATTCAGATAGTTTTACATAACATTGGCTTTTTAGATTAACAAAGTTTTGGTTATGTAATGGTTTTGAGTTATTCACAAAATCTGTCCCTCTTAAAATATCGCTGACCGGACCTCCTACACCATCAGCATCTATAATAACATTTTTTGGATGCACTCCGTGTTTCGCAATTAGAGCGTTAATTTCGGACGATAATTCAACAGCTGATAGTTTGGTATAGACGAAGCATTCTAACGCAACCAGACCCACCCAAACGATCGCTACGGACCTATCTGATCCAAACCTAGCTACGTCAACTGAAATATATTTTTTATCATCACTATTTGGACCAATTCTAAATACTGATCTTGATATGTCATCAAAATCAAATAAGCTATCAGCATCCATCTCATAATTCCAGTCACCTTCTAATAGACGCTTACGTTGACCAGGTGGTAACGATTTAAGCATTTCTATGTAGGTTGCTGGTAAGTGTGGATTATCTAGTGGTAATGCTGGGACAAAAGCTTTATTCACATCCAAAGATTCTTCTATGTATGGTAGATAGAAGTATTTCTTTAACCATACTTGTCCAGGGTTACACGTCAATAATATCTTTGGTATTAATTTAAATTCATTTAATTTGAAACGTATACGTGATTTAAGAATGTTGAATGCTAGTTGTGGTATTTGAGCTGCTTCATCAACAAATACGGCGGTTAATTCTAAACCACCCAGGCTGTCGTAATTTGGATCACTTGGTTGGTAAGCCAAATCTTTTAAAACTATTTCAGATTTATTATAAAAGGTTATTACATTGGATTGGCCATTGTAAGTATAATGCTCACCGGCTTTTAATCCCATCGCTTGTAACGTCTCAAATAATGTATTGAGAGTGGTTAGTTTTAATTGTTGTAGAACTGTACGTCCGATTAAACATCTAATACCAGAATGCTTAATGCACAATGTAACAATCCAAAGACAACCCAGCCAACTCTTTCCAGCACCAGCCGAGCCACCATAAAGTATCTCATTCGTCTTGTCATCGAATAAAAGCCTCCAAGCTTTTGATTGTTTTTTAGTTAAATTTATATCTATCATAGTCAAAAACGAAACGTTGCACAGTCAATGGGTAAAAAAATTATTCGGTTACATTGATGTTTATTGCGATTGGTTGGCCACCACTGGTAATATCAATCTTCTTGGTTTCCAATTGATGGATCTTTGCAATGTCAGCTAGAGTTTCGCGCTCAACTCGTTTATTATTATCTTCGCGAGCCCTCTTAAGCAAATCATATAATTGATTTAAATGATTTTCCAATATCTCTTCGCTATTCTGTTGGAACCTTTCCTTCAGTCTTGTTCTAGCCTCTTTCCATAGGTTTTCGGCTTGTCTGGGTGTTATATTAAACTCTCTTGAAGCTTTTGTTCTAAACTCGTTCCAAGACAAATGCTCATATAGCATCATCTCAAAGACTCTGTTCATTCTTTGTTCTGCTTCTAATTCGTTAACTTGATTTTCCTTTGGCATACTAATAAATATAAAATTAACCTTTTACGCCTCTCAACTGATTGTATTTGTGACGCATTATTCTTTCAACTCTCTGTCCACACGATCCGCAACCTACTGGTAATTCCTCGTTAAAGAAGGATCTATATACCCAAGCAATAAACTTCTGGTCCTTTTCGTTTGGTTTACCTACCATTAAATCTAATGCTAGTTTAAGATCTTCTTCTGTTGGTTCTATTACTATTTGTATTGGTTCTGGTAATACTTCAACAGGTTGTTCTTCTGCTTTCTTTTTACAGCTTTTACATCCACGTTTTTTCTTTAGTGGATTTTCTAGTGCTTTTTTCTTTAGTTCTTCTAGTCTTTGTAACTCATCCATATATATGTATATATTTATTTATGACCACCATTCCACTCAGTTATTTCTTGAGCGTGTAACTCTTCTGGTGTTTGGGGTACTTTATTTGTTGTTATTGATTTTTTGTGGGCATACAATACACCTTGGTAATCTATGTCTAGGTGTGGGAACTTATAATATTCTAAGGTGTAACCATTATCTTTTAATAATCGCTCACAACTTATAAGACAAGGTAGGTTATGATATTCTATACCAATATGTCTTACACCGTCCAAATACTTTGCGTCTAAGCCATTTAAATATAGTTCACCACCTTCTATATCAATCTTAATCACATCAGGCTTGTAGAAGCCAAGATATAGCTCAAATTTCTCAATCCTATCTACGTAGTCCATTGTGTGAACAAAGTTTCTTACATTGAAGTTCTGTTTGAACCAGTCATATGATTGTTGTGATGGGTCCACACCGGCTACGAACTTTGCTTTGTTCTGTATCCAATACATTGGTGTTGGAGTGTGTTCTGAGTTTATTCCGCAACCTAAGTCTAAGATTGTTTGTCCTTCTATTGGTAAGAACCTCCAATGATCTTGTGGGTGTTCTGAATGTATTTCACCTTTAATTTGTCTTTCCATTATCTATCTTTTAATCTATTTGTTATGTTTGTTTTTACTTGTTCTTTGGATTGCTTAATGTAAGTTGATACCGATGTTAGTGGTATGCCAGTCTTCTTTGATACCTTTGATAAAGATCCCAGTGTCATATATAAGTCCATCAGGGATTTATGAAACCAGTTCAACTCACAATACTCTTGTTCTAAGATACACAAAATTTCTTCTTTTTCATAGACCTCTTGTTCTGCTTCCATATGTAAGCATTCGTTAATATCTACATAAGTGGCTCTTTCTTTTCTAATTCTATAATAAAAAGGGGAAGTTGTTGAATACCAATTAGTTCTAAGAATGGAAACTATATAATATCTAATCTGGTCATCGTCATAAGCGCGTAGCTTAATCTCGTCTTTGTCATATAACTGCATAATAACCTCATGTAATAACTCTTGAGATAGTTCGTGGTTCTTGGTTATCTTCTTGGCTATGGTTAGCAAATCATAATACTTTCTCGTTATAAATCCCTCAATCTGTTGGTTCATTTAAAAGTTTTCTAATATCCACGAGCACCTGGCACATCTCATAATTTTCTTCTTCCTCGTTTGTTATTAATGATGACTGGATAATTAAATCAACAACCGCATCTCTGTTCATACCAACGTGTGTTGATCTGTCCACCATCAAATATATTTTGTTCACTATGTATTCACATAGCTCTTTTTTATCCTCCGTCTTTAAGTCAAAATAGTCTTTTGGAATATCTATTTCATCAATTTTGACTTGTGCTTTTCTACCCATCGCCATACTGTTCCGTTTGCTTGACCTGTTAGTTTTGCTATTTGCTTATTGGAATAACCTTCCAAATGCAAATTTACCACCTCATCCTTTTCTTCTTGGGTTATCTCAGATCTTTTTCTTTTGGTATGTGGTTTACGCTTCGTAATTTTTCTACTTGGTCTACCGTAACTATCTAATAATGGGAAGTTACCGTCTTTGTCTTTCCAAGGTAATTTATACCAAATACCATTCTCATCATTGAAAGTATAACCCATTACTTTCATAATTTCAAATGTTTGTTCTTTTTGATAAATATCCACATATGTGTTTGGTTTGTTCCATACCTTAGCACTACCACCATTTTCGCTTAAGTATTTCTGTCTTTCTCTGCGATCCATTTCAAGTTCACATTTCTTACATCTACACTTAAGACGCTTATAAAATTCTGTCTTTGGTAGCCATTGTTCACAGTCCTGACAATATTGATAATTTGTTGGTGGTATAAATTCTATTGGTTCTTCTATCACTTCTGGTTGAGATATTTGTGGTTTAAGCCTTTGTTTATATTCAGCTTTTTGTTTAGCTATACACTCGTTACAGATCTTTCTAGTTCTATTCTTACCTTGTATTGAATGGTAGTATGTATAAAACTGGTTATCGTCTTTTTCTAAATCACATTTGTTGCAACGACGCATAATAATAAATATCTGGTTTTAAAGCAAAAGTCCAGCTAGGTAATGGAGCAAAAACCTTGGCTGGACTTAAGTTGTATTTATAGTTATATGTACTAATAAATATAACATATTTATCTAAAAAAACAAAATATATAGGAATATTTTTTCTATATTTTGCACAATAAAACTTCTGCATTTGGCACAATAAAACTTCCGGGTTTGGCAAAAAATACAAAACCCCAACCATCCCGGTTGAGGTCTTGTCCGCTACCTTCTAGGAAGATCACGGCGTTGGTTATACAGAAATACTAGATCATTACTAATATACACAAAATATTTAAGATAACAAAATATCTGTTAAGTTTTTTGCATCTTTTATATCCAAATATGTTACTGTCTTTAAAACATTTGGATATGCCCTATAATACCAAGTTGATCCTGGAAGTTCTCTTTGTTCCCATACTAAGTCTTTTAACTTCTTCAAATTCCAAGACCATATACCTTCCGGTGTTGAGACAACAAACCTTACCCTTTTAGAACGCATTAGAGCGTCGTATTTGGGTTTATCCATCAAAAGAGTATCGTAGTGTCGTCCACGACATTTAAACTCAAATATGACGTCCGTAGACGGACTGTAACCATCCTTCCTGTTAAACTCACTTGTGTCTTGAAGATCTGGTATTAATTTATCCTTAAGTAGTTTTATTAATTCTGCCTCTTTGAGGTTAGTTAAAAAAGTTTTTCTGTCTTTCATATTTCCATAGTTATTGTCTTTTTGTTATTCTTCTTAAGAAGTTCTGGGAAATATACTTTTATAAAAAAGTTGAGGATGTATTTGTCACTACTGTCTAATACTTCTTCTTCAAGTAGTAGTAGCGAAGCTACATAGTCTTTCTGTTCAGGACTTGTTAGTTCTTGAAACTTTTTAATACCAATACTTCCATCCCTAAAGTACATTGGTTTTCTTTCTTCTTGTTTGTTTTCCATTTTAATTTGTTTTTTTATTTTTATTATTATAATTTTTTAAGCATCCTTTCCACCATCCTTTGAGGTACTTCAACCTTTCAGGACAATTTGTTTTCATACCCTGTTGAATATAACTCTTGTGACAACCCAATATCCAAAGTTCATCCTGACTAAGTTGAGGATGGTTACATTGTTTTTGTTCTTCTAAAAGCTTTTTGAATGTTTTTGTTTTCATATTATTTAACTTTTTCTAAATCTTTAATTTTATAATACAAACTACACTCTTTTGGAGAAAGACTATTCCAACCAGAAAGTTCATACTTCTTCAAAACAGTTTTCATTTCTTCTGTTAGCCTTTCCTCAACTTTAGTTTCGTTTAGTTTACTTTCGTTTAGTTTAGTTTGGTTTAATTTACTTTCATTTACTTTACTTTCCTTTACTTTACTTTGTGTATTAATGTCAACATAAACTGGGTTATTGTTAACATTAACTGAGTTATTGTTGTAACGAGCTGAGTTTTTTTCGCAGAAATTAGCTCTACGTGACAAAACATCTGACATTCTGTGAGTTAATTCCTCAGAATGAAGATAACCATTTGTCATTTGAAGTAATCCCAACTTAACACAATATTGTACAATTTCATCCAGATCTTCCATATCAATGTCAAAATCTGGTGTCAATAACTCAATGTTTAGTTCGGTCCATTCGTATTCCAAATACTCACAGTTTCCCAAATGTTCAAGTAACATATTCCAAACTGAATAACCTTTATGTGAGAATTTTCTTCTCAACGCTTTAATCTTAATGTCATTCCTCATACCTGTATCATGTGAGAAATAGTCTACATTGTTTTTTACTGGTCTAGCCATATATCTATTGTTTAATAAAAAAGGGTTACAAAACTACTCACCGCCTTCAACCTCAGTTTTTGTAATGCAACCCTAAATGTCTTTAATGTCCTATATTGTTGAAGGGGACATATATAAATATACACTTTTTTTTCAAAAGTACAAAACCCGAAGCAAAAATATTTTTTTTGTGATATTTTTTTATTTCCCAAAAATTCCATATATTTGATTATAATAAAAATTTATAGATTATGGTACAGACAAAAAAGATTCAAAAATGTGCATTCACAAAGTCTTGGAATGCTCCAGATGGTAACACCATCTATTATCATGAAGTATTGTTCAACGGAGATGAACAACCTTATGTTTATGGTTCAAAGTCCAAAGAACCAGATTTTCTTCAAGCCGGTGAAGAATTATCTTTCACCATCAAAGATGCTTTGAAGAGAACAATAACAAGAGTACAAACACAGGAACAACTACAGACAAAAACAACTACGTCGTATGATGGTGGGGTTGGTGCTATGGTTGGTAATGCTATCACCAACGCTTGTAACTTGGTGGTTGCTGGAAAAGCAAATATGGAAGAGATTGAAGTGATCGCTGAAGAAATTTGCAGAATATCCAACAGCCTCAAGCTGAAGTTTTCCAATAAATAAATAAAAGCTTTCATTTTGTTTTTTTGAAAAGTCGGGAAGAGTGGTGTACTTCCTGGCTTTTTTTTATTATATTTATTGTAGTCCGGTTGGGTGGTTCCATTAATTTGTTTGAATACTACTGCCAATTGTATCATTTTTTCCCCAACCGGATTTTTTAAATGTCTAAGAAAATCCAAACCATATTAGAAGTACTAATCAACCTAATTGCAATCGGTGTAGGTATTATGGTTTTTAGCTTTGCCGGTATATTTTTATGGGCAATATTCTCATCGATTTTTTGAAGATTTGGAAATGTCATTTATTCTTCTTATATTAGTGTATTAGTTAACAATTAAAAATTTATAGTTATGTCAAAAACAACAGAATGGTTCCTAGAACTACAAGAAAATGGACTGGTAAGTATTTACCAAACCGTAGTTGAAGATGTCGACTACGAGGAAGTAGAATTAGTATTAACCCCTAAAACAGAAGAAAATGATCATTGAGTTTGAAACAACACAGAAAACGCTTTATTCTTTTAGTCTAGACCTAAGTGATGAAGCAGAATTTTTACATTGGCAAATGACACAAGATGGCCCTGGTGAAAAAGATATTCTAAGATATTTACAAAGTAGGGATTTGCCTCGTAAAGAAATTCATTTTCCACTAGAAATAGAAAATATGATTAGTGACGAAAATGACGAAGATTAGTTTTTTTTTCTAATAATGGTAAATAAAAAAGGCCGGCGTTTCTACGCTGGCCAATTTTTTATGTACAAGAAAAAACAATAAACTTATTCTCCGCGCCATTTAGAATAGCAAATAGCTAAGGCTTGGTCTTGATCATACTCACCACCAATCTCACTCATACATCTTGATATGAATGCGTTTTCATCTTCACTACCACTTGGTGATGGTACAGGGAAACCTTGTTTAACTTTCTTAGCTTCTACCGGCACACAGTTTGGAACTTCACGTCCATCAACTATCTTAGTGCCATAAGGCTCATAACCATCCCAACAAGGATTTTCCATCTCACCTTCTTGGAATTTTTTCTTTTTGCAACCACAGCCTTTCTCTGAAGACATTTGTTGGTATACTTTTTTTACGATGTTAAAGTTGCTCATTATAATAATTTTTTATATTCTGCATAA